GGGCGCAGGAGCGCGAGCGCGTCTCCACGATCCACGGGCTGACCGACAAGCTCCAGCTCGAGCGAGGCTTCGCAGACGATCTGATCCGGCGCGGTGTCTCCATCGACGAGGCTCGCCGGCTGATCCTCGACCAGGTCGCCGCCAGGGCCGACGAGACCCGGACCTTCCCGCATGTATCGATCCCCCTCGGCGGGCGCGACGCGACGGTCACGCGGCGAGAGGCGATCTCGAACGCGCTGCTGCACCGCTACAGCCCGACGCTGTTTCCGCTGGAGGACGCTGCTCGCGAGTATCGCGGCATGACGCTGATGGAGCTCGCCCGCGAAAGCCTCGAGACGGCGGGCGTCAGCACCCGCGGCCTCTCGCGCGACGAGGTGGCCACGCGCGCGCTGCATTCGACCTCGGACTTCCCCGAGATCCTCGCCGCCGTCACCAACAAGACGCTGCGGCAGGCCTACGAGGCCTATCCGCGAACCTTCCCGCTCTTCTGCCGGCAGGTGCTGGCCACGGACTTCAAGGCGATGCACCGGGTCCAGCTCGGCGAGGCGCCGCAATTGCTGAAGGTCGGGGAGAGCGGCGAGTTCCAGCGCGGCACGCTCGGCGAGAGCAAGGAGAGCTACCGCATCGAGACCTACGGCCGCGTTGTCGCCATCACCCGGCAGGTGCTGATCAACGACGATCTCGATGCCTTCACCCGCATCCCGGCGATGTATGGCAACTCGATCGCGCAGCTGGAGTCGGACGTGGTCTGGGGCATCATCACCTCGAACCCGGCCATGGCCGATGGCACGACGCTGTTCCATGCCAGCCACAAGAACCTCGCGGGCACCGGCACGGCGCTCGGGGTCGACAGCGTAGGCGCGGCCCGCGCGGCAATGCGCAAGCAGACCGGGCTCGACAAGAAGATGGTGCTGAACATCCGCCCCGCATTCCTGATCGTCCCGGCGGCGCTGGAGCTGAAGGCCGAGCAGCTGGTGGCCCAGAACCTCGTGCCCGCCCAGAGCGGCAATGTCGTGCCGCAATCGATCCGCACGCTCACGCCGATTGCCGAGCCGCGGCTGGATGCGGCGAGCGACAAGGCCTGGTACCTGGCCGCCTCGCCGAACCAGATCGACACCATCGAATACGCCTATCTCGAGGGCCAGCAGGGCGCCTATATCGAGACGCGCAACGGCTTCGACGTCGACGGCGTCGAGATCAAGTGCCGCCTCGACTTCGGCGCCAAGGCCATCGACTGGCGCGGCCTCTACAAGAACCCAGGCGCATAAGCCGGACCACCCCCCTGACATCTGAACCCTGACGAGACGGGCGGAACCCCTCGTATTGCAGGCCTTCGCCTGCGGGGAGCCGCCCTTCGCCTTTCAAGAGGACCCACGCGATGAAGAACTATGTCCAGCCCGGTAACACGATCACCCTCACCGCGCCCTACGACGTCGCGTCTGGCGACGGCCTGCTCGTCGGCGCCATCTTCGGCGTCGCCGCCGGGGATGCCGCCAATGGCGAGACGGTCGAGGCCGCGCTCGTCGGGATCTTCGATCTGACCAAGGCGGCGTCGCAGGCCTGGGCGGCCGGCGACAAGATCTATTGGGACAACACCGCCAAGGTGGCGACGAAGACCGCCTCCGGGAATACGGCGATCGGCGTCGCTGTCGATGCCGTTGGCGGCGGCGCATCCGATACCATCGGACGGGTGCGGCTCAACGGCAGCTTCTGATGTCGGCGATCGCCGCAGCCCTGGAGGTGCTGTTCAATGATCCCAACCTCGCGCGCTCGGCCGTCTATCGCCCAGGCGGGATCGGAGACGGCGTGCCGCTGCGCATCTTCGCGAGACGTCCGGACCAGGTGATCGACTTCGGGGAGACCCGGCTGCACGCCGAGACGTCGCTGGTCGACGTACTCGTCGCGGCGATCGAGCAGCCGCGACCGGGCGACACCATCGAGGTCGACGGCCAGATGCTGGTCGTGCAGGGAGAGCCGGTGCGCGATCCCGAACGGCTGATCTGGACCCTCGACGTGCGGCCTCAGTGATGGCGAACAGGATCCTTCCGGGTTTTGCCGCTCTCGGCGAAGCCGTCCGCCGTGACCTGGAGGCCGAGGCCGGGCGCATCGCCAGGGCGGTCGAAGCCGGTGTCGGCGATGCCGGCGAGGGTCTGAAGCAGGATCTCCGCAAGCAGGTCCTGACCGCCGGTCTCGGGGTTCGCCTCGCGCGGGCCTGGCGGTCGCGGACCTACCCGAACAGGGGCCATGACGCGGCGAGCCTGGTCTGGTCGAAGGCGCCGCACATCGTGCGGGTCTTCGACGAAGGCACGGTAATCAAGAGCCGCAACGGCTTCTGGCTCGCCATTCCGACGGCGGCGGCGCCCAGGCGGGGCGTCGGCGGCAAGCGGATCACGCCGGCCAACTTCCCGGAGCATCGCTTCGGCCCCTTGCGGTTCGTCTACCGGCGGGGCGCGCCGTCGCTGCTGGTGGTGGACGGGGTGCGGATCAGCGCCAAGACCGGACGGGTCGGCCGTCGGGCCAAGGGCGGTGCGTTTACCAAGACCGGGCGCATGAAGTCCGGCATCACCACGGTGGTGATGTTCGTGATGGTGCCCCAGGTCCGCATGCCGAAACGTCTCGATGTCGAGAGGGCCGCGGCAAAATGGACACGGGCGCTGCCGCGGCTGATCGACCTGCACATGAGCCCGGAGTGAGTCATGGCGTCCAGATCCGAACAGGTGCTGATCGCCCTGGTCGACCGCCTGCGCCAGATCCCGGACATCGGTGTCGAACGGAACAGCGCACTCCCGGAACGCATCCCCGACGGCGGGCTCGTGATCCTGCGCGACGGCGACCCCGGCGAGCCCGAACAGGCGCTCGGCGGGTTCGCGCCGGTCTACTACCGCCACGCGGTCGAGCTGGAGCTCTATGCGGAGTCCGGCGACCAGGCGATCCGTGACCAGACCTTCGACGATCTGGCCACGGTTATCGGTGCCGCGCTCGATGTCGACCCGACCCTCGGCGGGCTGGTCTTCGGTATGACCTATGGCCGTCCCGAGGTCATGACGGACGCCGTCGAGGGCGGGCCGGCGATCAAGACCGGCACGATCACGCTCGTGCTGGACTACGAGGCGCCCGGCCCGCTCGGCTGAGCCCATCGGCAACACACAGGAGAACACGTCATGGCGCGAGCCTATGGTTCGAGCGCGACGCTGCTCGTCGCCCGCGAGAGCACCTATGGCCAGGCGGCGGTGAGCGGGTTCCATCGCATGCCCTTCAACCGCTGCTCGCTCGGCTCCGAACAGGGGCTGATCGACGATCCGGTCCTCGGACAGGGCCGCGATCCGCTGGCGCCGCTGCGCGACGCCATCATGGACGAGGGCGACATCGTCGTGCCCGTCGACATGCGCTATCTCGGCATCTGGCTGACCGGCCTGCTCGGTGATCCCGTAAGCGCCGACAATGGCGACGGCACGTTCGATCACGTATTCGCCTCCGGCCAGGAGAGCCTGCCGAGCTACACTGTCGAGGTCGGCATGCCCCAGGTGCCGGCGTATTTCCAGCACACGGGGCTGGTGGTTGGGTCCATGGCGCTCGACTTCCAGCGCTCCGGCGCCGCCGCAGCGACGCTCCAGTGCGTCGCGCAGGGAGAAAGCCGCTTCAGCTCGAGCCAGGGCGGGACGCCGTCGACGCTAACCTTCCAGCGCGTCAGCCAGTTTCAGGGGGCGATCAGCCGGGGCGGGTCGCCGATCGCCAACCTGACCGCGGGCTCGCTCACCTATTCGAACAATCTGGAGAAGATCGAGACCATCCGCTCCGACGGCAAGATCGACGGCGCCGACCCCACCGTCGCGGCGCTGACCGGCCGGATCGACGTGCGCTTCGCCGACACGACGCTGATCGATCTGGCGACCAACGGAACGCCGGTCGACCTCGCCTTCTCCTACAGCCTCGGCGCCGGTCTGTCGGCCGCATTCGAGGCGCACGAGGTCTATCTGCCGAAGCCGAAGCTCGCCATCGAGGGACCGGGCGGCGTCCAGGCCAGCTTCGATTTCCAGGGGGCGCGCAACGAGATCGCCGGCCGGATGCTGACGGTGACGCTGGTGAACGATCTCGACGGCAGCGATTACCTGTAAGGAGGCAGGGATGATTTCTCTCAAGGCGTCGCGGGAGCCCTTCGAGATCGAGCTCCCCTACGGGGTCAGCGCGACGGTCACCCCGCTCACCACCACGGCGATGGCCGCGGCACAGTCGGCCGCTCGCCGCCTGCTGGAGCGGATCGAGAGCGATCTTCGCGAGCGCAGGGAGAACGGATTGTCCGTCGCCGACCTTCCCGTGCTCGACGACGACGCCGCGCGGGACGGGCTCTACCAGGCGCTGTTGATCAAGGAGCTCGCGCGCCGGCACATCCAGCGCTGGGATGGCGTTGAAGGCGACGACGGGCCGGCGGAACCGACGCCGGAGAACGTCGCCGCGCTGATGGACCTCTACCCGGTGGGCGAGCGGTTCTTCCAGGAGTTCACCCTCCGGCAGGTGCTGCTCACCGCAGCAAAAAACGGATCCGGGCTCTCTGCCGCTGGCACTTCGGCGGAGGGCCCGACTACTGCGAAGGGTGCCGCCGGGAAGGAAGCCCCTGCGCCGAAGGCGAAGGCGTAAGCGCGGCCGCGCGCTGCCCCTACCGGGAGCACGCGCCCCGGTCGGAAGAGGAGCACGCGCTCTTTCTGTTGGTGAGCGAACACGGCAGCCAGCTGCGCGTCGGGCCTACTGGTCAAATCGTCGGTTTTGACCAGCCGGCCCTG